GCCGCAACCGCATCCGCAGCCGCAACCGCATACGCAACCGCAACCGCAGCCGCAACCGCATCCGCAGCCGCATACGCAACCGCAGCCGCATACGCAACCGCATCCGCAGCCGCATCCGCGGCCGCAGCCGCAGCCGCAGCCGCAACCGCATCCGCAGCCGCATCCGCAGCCGCGCGACTCGTTCGCATTTGTGTGCGAATCACGCTCATCGTCTCTGGCGACCATGACGGCAACGCTTCGCACGCGACCGCTTCCTGTTCTAGTCCAGCGACCCGCATCCACGCGGGCACCGCGACGTGCACGGCGAAATCCACGACTAGTCGGCGGCGTTCCCGCGGGACCGTCGCATCCGTCGTGCGCGTGTTCGGCTGGGCGAGCAAGAACGGCATCAGCGTATCCGTGCGGGCGGCGTCTTGTTGGGCTTCACTGAGGTCCGGATCCCTCCACACCCAGGAGTCATTCACGCGGATACCGGCGCCGTGGAGCATCGGGTCCACACAATTTGGACATTTATCCGAGACGGGCAATCCGAGCGCGCAGTTCAACGCTTCCTCGACGCAGTACCCGTTCGTGCCGCCGCCCGCGCCGGACCGAAACTGGATCGTGCTCAACCACCGGACTTTCTCACTCGCAAAGGGACTCGGCATGATATTTTATTCTCCAGAAACCCACGTGAGGAACGACTTACTGGCCGGTGAGAAAGCGGCGGCGGGTCGAGTGCTCGGCTTCGATCCGTTGATGGCAGGACTTCCACACCCACTGCACGTGATCCACTTCGGCCCAGTTCTCGTCACCGAAGTATTTATATGTCCGGTGATGCAGTTCGCCGTCGCTGGAACGGAAGCGCAGGAAATCTTTGTTGCCGCGCACCGTGAACCAGCAGGGGATCAGCGTGTGGGCGTGCCCCCACTCGGCCATCCCCGCTGAGTTGGTACCGCGAATCGTCCCGTTGCGATACCCCACGCACCGCCCACACTCGCAATAGCCTTTTGAGCGGAGATACGCGACGTAGCGGAGGGATTTGTGGAACGCCGACGCGATCACCGTCCGGTACGCCTTGTACTTCCGGGCGATCCTTTTTTCGTTTCGTTGCTTCACCTTGGACCGTGGCTTCCCTTTCGCCTTGGCGATCGCCTTCGCCCGCCAGCGATCGTTGCGCGCCCACGCCTTCACTAACCGATCGACGCGCTTCTCCGATTCGGTCGACTGCGCCGGTTTCGGGCACGGGGAGAAGGTCACGACTTCACCACCTTCACCACGCACGTCGGCCCATCCACGGTCATCGGCGATCTATCCCGTGCGTTCGCCGTGATGATGAAGATGTGCTCCGCCACGAACGCGGCCACCAGCGCGCGAAGGAAGATCGTGCCCCAATTCCGGGTCATTCGGTGCGCAGCGATTCGACTGCGTCCTTGTTCGCCGGACCGTCCCGGTGTGCCTGGACCCCGGCCGCCGGCGGCAACTGCGGTTCGCCATTCGTGGCCTTCCGGTGTGTGCGATCCCACTTCTTTCCTTTGGCACCGGCCGGTCCGCGCCGACTCCTGGGATCTGCCGCTTCCGTCGAGTTCGGTCCAACGCCGTTGTCCGGCGTTCCAGCGTTGCCGACGCCACGGTGCGGCGCCGATTCAGTCCCTTTCCCGAACTCCTTATCGTTCTCGTCTTGCTGCGCGACGATGGATTCGAGCGACTGAATCGGCAGGTGTAGTTGATCCTGCATCTGCGACGCCAGTTTGTCCGCCGCGTCTTCCGTGGAGTTGGCGTTCCGGATCCCGCCGAGTTCGGGCTGGGCGTTCACCTTCTTCTCGAGCAGGGTCACGACGCGCGTGTACTCCGCCAATGCGGTCAGCCACGCCTTCGCCAAGTCCGGGCTGACTTCGATCGCGACCGTGTCCTGCTCGGCCGACGGCACCTTGTCGAGTTCCGCCTTCAGGTTGGTAATGAGATTGATGACCGACTCAGCTTCCCGCGGCGATCGGTTGAGACGCTTCAGGTAGCCGGCCGCATCCGTGGCGATCTTCAGCACCTTGTCAATGCCGGTCCTCGTAATGTCGCGCTGCAACTTCGATGCACTGACGATCATATCGGGCGTCCTGGGTGAGTGGGAGCCTTCTTGCTGGCCCGTTCATCGAGCCAGCGCTTCGTATCAGCAGCGACCTGCGGCCACAACTCTATGCCTCTCGCGTCAAAGCGAATCGTGCCGGACGGGTGTGCGACCGGCAAGCCGACGAACTCGGCGCGCTGATCGCCGCGATAGAGCCATTCGATGATGCCAGCGAGTCCGCCTTGAATCGTCAACTGCTTCTCGACCAGCCGGACCGAGAGGTAGCGCTTGACCTCGACGGGCAAGAGCTCCCACCCGCCAGGATACCGGCCGGGAATCTCGGTCATGCGCGCGCAACCTTCGAGACAGGGACGACGTCGAACGCACTGCCGAACGATCCCATGTGCTCGAAGACTTCGAGTTGCGCTTCGGTCATCGTCTTCCACCGGTGCGCCGCCTTCTCAATGGCCGTCTCGCGGTGCACCTGCAGGCGTGGCGGGAGCAGGAGAAATCGCTTCGACGTGCGATGCTGGATCGCGTACTCACTCGAGTTATCGTCCATCGAAGCACCCCTCGCTTGGCGTGTGACGTATGTGACAGTCTGAACACGGTGCTGGCCGCGTATCGAACTCAGCCGCGCGCCCGCGTAGCCGCCGCTCGAGATTGAGCATGCCCGCTTCGGTGAACGGGCACGCCGTTCCGTGGACCGTCCAGAGCGGTGTGACTTTCGGAAGGATGATGCACAACGCATGGACTAGGCTCGCCGCTTCAAGCAGATCGAAGCGCGTCGCCATCGGGTTCATGTCGACCGATGCGATCGTCTCAGGCATTGGTCGACTCCACCGGCGCCGGATGGTCGTCGTTCCACTGACGCAACCACTCGGCATCTTCGCCGGCCAGCACCTCGCCCCCTGCCTGCCGTTCGATCAGCTTGGCGATCGACGCCATCATGTCGAGCGGCACCTTACGCCGTTCGAGCTCTGATTCGACGGCCTTGATGAAGCCGACACCGAGTCGGCCAGCCGCCGTCTCTTTGCGGCCAGAATCCTTCCACGGTTCACGGAACGTCGCGATGAGATACGACGTCGGGATGACCGCCAGCGTCCTGCCTTTGTGCTCACCGAACGTGAGTTCAACACTTCCGTCTTCGGTCGCGCGCGCGGTCATGGTCTCGCCAGCCAACCGCGGCCGGGTCGCTGACGCCGCGATCGGTGCGCGCGGCTCGTCATCAACGTCGTCGTGGATTTCATCGTCGGTGTAAAGGCCCGACAGTTCGTGCGGGAACGCCTTGCGCAGCGCGAGCGCTTCCGCGCACTTCGCCAGCATCACCGTTGGCTTCTCCTTCCACTGCTTATTGGGATTGCCGTCCCGTTTCTTCTGCACGTACTCATCGTACATGGCGATCGCGTAGAGCGGTTCGTCAAACCCCTCGCGCAACACACCGACCTTGCACGCGACGGGCGGCTTCTTCGGGTCGAGCCACACTTCGCGGCCGTTGCCAGCAGGATCGTAGAACACGGGTGCCTTCTGGCCGCGGTACTCGCCGGTGCGCTGCGCCACCAGCCGGAACCCGTCGATCCCGACCTGTGTGACCATCGCGTCGATCCACTGCTGCGTCTCTTCGTCCTTCGTCCGACGCTTCAGGCAGTAGATTTGCTTCGCGAACGGATCGAGTCCCGTGCGCTCGCATTGATGCACGAACAGCGCGAACTCGTCATCGCTCGCACCCTTCGCGACCGTCTTCTTCAGGAGCTCGACGAGCTCTGGCGTCAGCCGCTCGCGCAGCACCAGCGCCGTCTTGCCGACCGACGACGCGACCGCGCTGGCGCGGCTCTCTTTGTTGGTGGCGTCCATTACTCGACCCGCAGGTGAGAACCCTTCTCGACCAAAATACCGGCCGGCAGCTCCTCCCCGTTCTCCCGCGCGGCCAGAATCTTGTCGCGGTCCAGGTCGAAGATTTCCTTGCGACGGATGAACTCCGACCCACTCGCGTACAGTTCCTCGATCAGCCCTTCGCTGGCCGCCCGCACCGATGGCTGGCCGTTCGCCTGGATGCGCACTGTGACCAGTGACGTCACGACCTTGCGCACATCACGCGATTCGAGGTTTCGCTTCAGGAACTCCTTCAGGCGTTTCGCCGCGTTCGTCTTGCGGTTGACCACCGCCTGCAGTCGGTCGGTCTCAACCTTTGCGCCTTCGGCCTCGGCGAGCAACGTCCGAATCTTTAGGCCATAGCGTTCGACCGTTGCTTCGAAGTCGTGCTCTGCGAACGCCAGCAATTCGGCGATCGCGGGGATGGCCTCGATGTCACCCCCTGATGCCTCGATCTGCGCGGCATGTTCCTCGATCAACTCGTCGAGAATATCCAGCGCCTCGATCGCGTCGTACAGGCGCAAGGTCCGGGGGCGGCGGTCCTGCTCTTGCCGCTCTGCTTTTACGGCGGCGGCCGATACTGGTGGCATGGTGCGACTCCTTTGAGAAGTGGGGTTGTTGCTACGCGCTCTGCTGCTTTCGGTGAGCCTAGAACTCGCTGGCCTGTCAGGCATCGGACATGCCGAGTAGTTTTTTCGCCTGCGCCGCGCGCTCGGCCTTCCACCGCTTGATGCCAAGTCGTGTGATGAACGTGGAGCCGGCCAGCTCGGCCGTGTCGCCCGCCTTGAACTTGTTTGCGGTCAGGCGGTTCGTCACCGCGGCGCGCGTGACACCTACTTCCCTCGCGGCCGCGGCTTGCGTGAACAGGTCGGTGTCGGTCATGGCGGTAAGCGTAGTACACTCGGTTTTGTTTGTCAATAGGGAATGTTCGGACGCCGTCCGATTGCGCTTTTGCGCCAGTTCACTTACTGTCGCGTTATGACACAACAGCGCAATGTTCGGCTGGTCGAGTGTTTCGGCGGTGGACCGAAGGACGGCGCCTTCGTGCCGGCGCACGCGCCGACACTCGCCATGCTCGACGGGGAGACGTTCTACGTCTACCGCCTCACGCGTGAGGATGACGGGACGTTCTTCTACCTGCTCGACCGGACAATGCCGGTGGCGGCTTAACGCACGAACGGCCCACCCGTGAGGATGAGCCGTTGCGAAGGTCGTACTTGGCAAACCGCCCGCCCCTCTTTCAGCGAGCCCTCCCGAATCACGGAGCCACCATCGGAACTGGCTTGTACGCTTGCACGTAATCGGTTGACTCCCCAACCGCCTCCGCTTCTGTCGATCCTGCACGCTCTCCGGCATGTTGAGCGAGAGCGATCCAATGTTGACGCGCCGGAGTATGCCCTCCGGTCCTGCAAGCTGTCGGCGCGAATCGAACGCGCAACCTGTCGTTTACGAAACGACTGCTCTGCCCGTTGAGCTACAACAGCGTGGAGCGGATTCGCCTCGGACCCGCGAGTTGGGCGGCCAGTTACCACGCTAGGCGGTAACTGCGTGTGCCCAATCTGCGTCAGCGTACTTCTGTCGGCCTCTGACGATAAGCCCACTCAGGTTGCTACCCGAGAAAAGAACGTACTACTTCAGCACCGCCCCCGCAACTGCCCCGCACGCTACGGCGGCACCGACCGCCACCGCCGGCCCCGCCAGCGTGCCCAGCCCGCCGCATCCCGCCGCGGCCGTCACGACGATGATCCCGTGCACCGCTCGGTGGATGATGCCCGGCTGATGGCCTTTCAGGTCGTCGATGACTTTCTGCTGGGCCTCGTGGTCTTCTTTCGACGTGCGCAACGCGAGGTCTTTCCCGACCAGCGCCGCCGCTTCGGCTCTCACCGCATCGGTGAGTTGACCGGCGAGTCGCTGGGCCGAATCCCGCTCCGCATGGAATCGGGCGTCGAGCACGGAGTCGGCCCGCGTCACGCTGTCGATCTGAGCACGTAACTGCGCCGCTGTTGCGCCGCTGTCCGCCGCCGCGCGTTCTGCCCGCGCGCGCGCGCCGATCGCCGCCGTATCCGCCACGTCCGTCGCCGCCACGGCCCGCACCACCGGCGCCGCGGCCTTTTGCGCGAGTTTCACCAAGGCCAGACTCGACCGCTCGAGACTATCGGCTTGCTTCGTGGTCACGGCGACCAGCGAGTCGATCGTTTTGGCGTTCGCAACGTCCTGCGCGTCCGTCGCCGTCTGCGCGCCGCTGTGGTGCCCCATGCCGTACGCGACGGCGAGCAGCACCAGCCCGATGACGACGGCGCTACCGTACTTCTGGCCTTTCGTGGTAAGTGCGATCATTGCGCTCCGACGGCTTGCCACACCGCCGGCATCCCACCGGACTTCAGCAGTGCGCGCGCCTGATTTGAAGGTGAAGGTTTGCACGCGCCCCACTGGTGGTGTGGAAGGTCGCGCTGTTTCCAATCCCCGCCCCACTTACACTCATGTCGCTTGAAGATCGTCGAGACGCTGGCGAACCACGCATCCGGCATCTCCCACTCCTTGACGCGGTGAATCACATCAACCGCGAGCCCAAAGCCGTGCCACGTATACGTTTCGTCCGGTGCGTTCGTGACGGTCGACGTTGGTGGAATCACCGTGCGCCCACGTGCGTAATACAGCACCGCGAGCTCATGCGAACGCACCGTCTCGTAGACGACCGCGTCGAGCCCCGCCGCGGTGCACTCTGCCAGCGCCAGCGAGACCGCGTCGCGAAACTTCGGTGCCAGGAGAGCGAGCGACGACTGAACGGCTGGCGTGTTATTTCCAGCGCTCACATGACTCCCGCGTCCGCCGTGCCGTTCGCCCATTCGTTCGGGGCGAACGCCGTCACAGTCTTCGAGACATCGGTCTTCGTCAGGGAGATACGGTTCGCGATCGCGCCAGCCAGCGCATCGAAATGCTTGGCCCCGAATGCGGTGGCGACGCTCGAGAGATAGACGAGCAGGTCGATTGTGCTGACCTCCTCCGTGGCCTGCTGCACGCTCCCGTGCACGACCCGCGCATGGATCCCGAACGCATGGTAGCAGAAGACCGCCATCCCGAGCAGCGCGAAAAGAGGAGGGAGCACCGTTCGCGTCGCCTGTCCGACCCGAGACGCCCAGCCCCGGTCTTCGATCCGGCGACGTGGTGCGAGCGCCATCTCAGCTGCGGTCATGTGCCCATCTCCTTCTTTACGGGAATCGCCGCACCAACCCAACCCAGCGGTCGGCCGGCCGCACTCAACACCAAGTCAGCACGACATCGTACTTCCGCGCTCTCGCGGGTTAGCACGTTCTGGTAGCGGAACGTCTCAATGAAGATGCGTTTTTGGATGATGGCGTTTTCCCACTGCTCCACGATGCGCGCGCGGTCTTCTTCGTGAATCGCCGTGACCCAGCCCCATCCCTGCATTTGTTCGGTCGTCAGCCCTGTCAGCGCGATCCATGCTTCGTTCACCCACATTTGCTGCCCGTGCGCATCGCACTCGAACATCGGAATCCGCCGTTCGTTCGACGCCAGCGATCGCGTCATCAGCCGATTCATCGCTAAGCTATCCTGCATCTCGCCGAAGCCGAGCGACATCTTCTGCACCAAATCTTTCAGCGAGCTCCCGCTATTCGTCGTGAGTTCGTGTTCAATGCCCGCGATCTTCTTGGCGGCCGTGTTCAACTCCCACCAGTCTTGACGGAACGCGGAATAGCGCTTCCGCACCTGATGGCCAACGGCCGGCACCAAGCCGAGTGCGGCAATCGCGGATACGATCTCAGCGAGATCGCGGACGTTCTCGAGCGTGAGCGAGTCAAGCATCATGACGTCGACACTACGACCCAGCCGGGAATGTCGTGCGAATATCGGAGCACGATCGAGCCTTTCGCCGCGATCGTTACGTCCGCCCCCGTGGAACTGGTGATCCGATTCGCGGCCGCGGAGCTCGCGCTCGCGTTGGCGATCGTCATCACATGCGCGGATGCGTTGAAAATCTGGACCAGACGGCCCGCGTAGTCCGCGACAAAGCCGGTGATCGTAAAATCAGCCGTCTCGCCGAAGATGCGGATAAACTCCATCCCGCCAAGGATCATGTTGACGAGTGGCAGCGCGACATCGTTGTTCGGCGTCGAGGAGAGCGCAAGCGTATTCTCCATCCCGAGGCTGTCGATCAGCGCCCCCGTGCCATGCCCAGAGCACCCGATCACGGTGATGAATCCGACCGAGTTGGACACACCCTGAATCTTGACCACGCCGCCCGACGTGCTGAGATACGCCCCGCGGATCGTGAGGGCGTTGACGCCGATGATGCTGATGCACCCCTGCGCGTTCGTCTGGAGGAACAAACCGCCGGTCACCGAGCACGCCTCGGAGTTACCGACGCCCGTGCCAGAGTTGAAGGTCGTGTTCGTGTACTCCAAGAGTGGCGATCCAGAGCTCCCTTCCCACTCACCCCCGATAATCACATGTCCGAGCGCACCGGCCACGCGCACCTGCTTCGAGCACCCGTTGTAGTTGTTCGTGGCGAGTTCGTGCGCGTAGCCGCCATCATCCACGATACCCGCCACGCTGTTTGATTCGTTGATCTGACAACGCTTGACTGAAATGCGGTTCGTGAACGCGCCACTGGCCCCGACAGTATGATCGGGACCGTTCACCAGCCAGATCGCGGCGCGCAGCTGACTCTCGATGTTGCACAAGTCGATATCGCCGAGTTCGGTCTGATCAAAAATGACGCCGTAGTTGAACCCGCTGATGTGGACATTGAACAGCGAGACGAACGTGCCGCCGACATCGACATAGCCACCGCCGGTATTCGACCCGTTCGTGCAGACCAAGGCCAGATCACGGACGGAGGTTTTTGCGATATTCTGCACGTTGATCGTGCCGGGAAACTTGATGCCGTCGCCCGTCGTCGCCCACGTCAAGATGCTCATGGCCGGTGACTGTCCCTGCAGGATGACATTCGCCAGCATGGTCAGCGTCGCGCTGAACTTGTACGTGCCTGGGGGAACCAGTATCGTCCCGCCGCCGAGCCCGTGCACGTAGGTCATCGCCGCGGTGAACGCGGCCAGATTGTCGGTCGTGCTATCGCCGACGGCGCCGAAGTCTTTGACGGAGACGATTTCGGCCATCTTCGCATTGGCCGTTCGCTCCACCGCGCCAGTACCAGACTGCAGGAAGCCCGGATCCGCAATGACATCGGTGACGCCCTCGACTCCCAACCCATCACTGCGAACCCGCAGATAGTAGCTCGGCAGGAATGTCGAAATAACCGGATCCACGTTTGCGGGAATCGATGGCACATGGAGCGCGAGCAGCGCGTCCGCCGCCAACTGTTGATCGACCATCATCCCGTAGTCGAGCGCATCTTCGTAATCCTCAGGGAAGAACTCGCCCTGATTGCGAAAGTCGGAGTCTTGCACCAGCGGAACGACGCGCTCGATCGTCAGCGTCCATCCGCTCGTCACGGCGTTCGTCGTCGTGATGCTCCCGCCATTCTTGGCCCCGATTCCGCCAGCGCTCACAGTGAAGTCTGCGGGATAGTTCAGCTGCGTCACGTTCCCGAGCAGATCCGTCGTGAACACGTTCAGGTGCGTTGCGGCGAAGATTTTGTAGTTGAACGCGAACGGTCCCGTCGTTCCCGACCCGAGATAGTCGTTGCGCGTGTTCGTTGATGTGACGGTCATTATCTCCCCCGTTGTCCCGTGATGAGTCCACGCGTGTAGTCGATCGGTCCGGTCGGCGTCGTCTTTCCTTGCTGCAGGTCCATCTGATAGCTGATCGGCCGCGCCAACGTCTTCAGTGGCAGGTGCAGCAGCGTCCCGAAGAACCCGAGCGCATCCTTCACATCCTTCCCCGTGATTTGCTCGCCCGTGACCGCGCGATGCCCCGCGCGGAACGCGCCGGCTGATTCGTCAAGAAACGTTGCCGTCGGCGACGATAGCATGTTGTCGGCCGACGCGCCGGCGTGGTGGAACGCGAACTTCGCCGACTGCACCGCGACGTTGCCACCCGGCACGAACCGCGCGACGGCCTCGAACTGGCCCCAGCCCGCCCACTCCGCGAGCACGTCCGTCCAGGTCTCGTCGTCCTTCTTTTTCCGTCCGCCGATGACGTCGCGCGCCGCCGCACCCGAGACACTGAGCGCCAGCAGGCCGAACACGTACACCGCCGCCATCCGCTGTTTGCTGCTCTTCAGGCCCGCATCAGTCATGGTCTTCGCGAACGCGTCGGTGCCGAGCTGGTTGGCCTTCGCATTGAAGAATCCGTACAGCCCGAGCATCGCCTTCTGCATGGCTGTGCCGCGCTGAATCTCGGCGATGTCTTCGGGGTTGTGGCCGCCAAGTCCTTCACGCACGACGTTGTCCGCGTAGTCGACCGCATCCTGTCCGTGGATCCCACGCTGTTCCGCCCGATCGCGCGCGCCCAACCAGACCGCCTTGTCCATCAGCGAACTCATGACGTTCGACACGAAGCCGACGCCGTGCGCCGCAAACTCCTGCATCGTCCGCAGCTTCGACGGGTCCATGATGTCCTTGTACTGGACTTCCGCCGCGCGCAGCCGGGCGTGGTCGCGCGTCGCGATCGTCGCCGACGCTTCGTGGATCATGTCCGTCAGTTTGTTCGGCGACAACACGATGCGCGCCGCGGCGCCGGCGACGTCGTGATAGTAGACGCGGGCCTTGTTGTCCGGCGTGCGCATCGCCTGCAGCGCCGACGTGTGTAGCACCTGCTCGGCGAGAATGACCAGGTTGGCGCCGACCACCTGCTGCATCGCACCCTGCCGGACGTAGTTGATGGCACGCGAGAACGCCTTGCCGATCGCCGTGGTTTCCGGTGCGCTCGAGCGCTGGCTGGATGCGGCGCGCAGGAAGGGAATCAGCGCGTCCGAAATCATCGCCGGATTCACGCCGGCCATCGCTTCGCGGAAGTCCCGATGGTTGAAGACCTTGAAGACTTCGCGGACCGGCGGCGCCATGTGGATGTACTTCAGGACCGCGTCCAAGTGCCGCGGAAACTGGCCGGCGTCCATCACCAGCGGCCACGTCTTGCCCGTGCGGGTCTTCGTCATTCCGCTGGCCGGCTGCGTCATCAGGAACTTGCCGTCGGTGCCGAGCAGCTGGTCTTCGCTCGCGCGCATCGCGTTCTCAATCTCGGCGCCGCCTGCGACGTTCGTGTCGCCGATCGCCGGATAGTAGCCGCCTTCATAAGTGCCGAACGGCGTCTCAAACGGGGTGTGGCCGACTTCCTTCATGTATCGCGCGTTCACCGCGTAGTACGCCTTCTGCAGTTCCGGCTTCAGTTCCTCGAAGTAGTCCCATGATGACTGCAGCCAGTCGTAATCGGCCTTCGTGAGAATCTTTTCTTTCTGCATCCGGCGCACGAACGCATCCCAGTTACCGCGATCGAGGACGCCATTCTCGTCGATCGTGCCCCAGCCACGGCCGACGATCAACTTGACCAGGTTGCTCGCGGCGCCTTCCGCGTTCCCGGTGTGCAGCATGGCGCCGAGCAGTTCCGCCCGATCCTTGAACGTGTAGCCGCCGAGTTCGTGCGCGATCAGGTCGTGCACTTCCGGCAGTCCGCGCAGCGCTTCCGTGGTCTTCGCGACGCGCTCGAGCACGTCGGTCTTGTGGCCGCGGTACTTGTTCGTGGCGTTGAACACTTCGCGTACGACCTTCGACAGCGGCCCCAGCACGTTGAGCCCGTCCATGAATCGCGCCCACGACTCCACGCGGCGCGCGCCGGCCTCGAAGCTGAGCGCCGTGTTCGCCAACTTATCGGTCGGATCAAGCGACTTCTTCACGCCGCGCGCCGCGACCCGTTCGTTCTTCCGGTCGACGACTTCCTGAACGATCGGCGCTAGGACGTCGGCGAGCTCCTGCACCTTGCCGTCCATGACCACCTGCTTCGCTTTGCGTGCCAGCGTCCACAGCTGGTCGACGGTCTCGCGAAGTTCCGTGAATTGGTCCGTCGTCAGATCGCGGTAGTCGCGGATCCCGAGATTCCGGACGTCTTCCGTGATGGCCTGCACGTTCTCGTAGGCGTCCGGCGCGTACTCCTTGACCATCGAGAGATACGACGTGGCACCCTTGTCGCTCGACCCGATGCCGAGTTCCGCCAGCATCGCGCGCGCGCCGTTCACAAAGTTCAGGTCGTACGCTTTCTCGAGCCGCGCGTCTGACAGGAAGACATCCTTGAACTCGTCCAGTGACTTCTCGAACTGCGCCTTCGCGTCCGTGGCCGCATCGAAGACGGCCGTCGCCATCCGCTCTTTCTCTTTGGCGTCGAGTGCGCCCTGAAAGTCGCCAGCAAGAAACTTGTCCGTCGACTCGCGGTGCGCGCGCTCAGCCGCTTTCTCGAACAGGTCCGGCCGGATGTCGCGCACCTTCGTCGAGCCGATGACCGAATCGGCCTGCTTCCGCACTTCCTCGTCGGGTGCCGCGCGCCGGTTCAGCTTCTTCACCAGCCCCTTGAACGCGGCGAAGTCGTCCGACGCCAGGTGCTCGGCTTCCAGTTTCAGCAGTTGTGCGCGCTTCACGCCACCGCGCACTGCCTCGACCGCGGCTTCTTTGATGTCGGGCACCGACGGCTGCTCGCCATGCTCGTCCCGCATCCGCTGATCCGTGAGGAAGTCGATCAGGGTGTTCTTGTTCCCAGCCTTCGACAGCGCGTCGACCAGCTCGCGGCCGTTCGCGAAGCCGAACATGTCGGCCACGACGCCCGCGTTCACGCCGCCCTTCTCGGCCGTCGCGAGAATCCCCCGCGGGAGTGACGCGGCGAACTCCGGTCCGTACGTCGCGACGATCGACTCCTTATTCAACTTCAGCTTCGGCGCGTCCGCCGGCAGGTCCGTCCCGTCCGGCGCCTTGCCGCGCAAGTAGTCGAGCGCCTTGTAGACCGGACGGTTGCCGACCTCTGCGCCGATTTCCGCACGCATCGGATCGCGCCACGCCTTCCACTCGGCCGACTGCTCGCGCACGATGTCGCGCGTCATCTTCTGGCTGAGTTCTTCTTCGGCGGACTGGTGCGCATCGGCGATCGCCTTCCGGTAGCGGTCCGCCTGGTCCGCATTCATGCCAGCGGACGCGGGATCCCCGTACAGCGGTTCGACGTTCGCCGTGCGCTCGGCGTCCGCAATCTCTTCCTTCGACGCGAGCAGGCGATCGAAGACGCCGCGGACTTCCGGCGTGAGGTCGACGCCCAGCGCGCGCACGTTCTTGTAGATGTCGAGCAGCCAGTTCTTGAACCGGAAGAACGCCGTCTTCAGGGTAGCGCTCGGTGCCTTGCCTTCCATCAGGTACGCTTCAAACCCGCGCGCAAACTGTTCGTGCTGCTCGCGGGTGAACGGCTTGTCACCCTCGGCGCCGACCCATTCGCGAATCGTTTGGTAGTCGGCCTTCAGGTCTTCCGTTGCGCTCGGCGCTTTCGCCAGATCGCCCAGAACTTCGAGATAGAAGTGTCCCGTTTCATGGATGAAGGTTGAGCGGTCTGCGTTCTTCAGTAGCTCGATGCGGAACTCGCGGCCATCGCCGAACGTGATGCGACCGCGCGCCGCCTGATGCAAGATGTTCGGATCGTTCGGATCGAACGCGCCCGTGTTGCCCGTCGAACTCTTGATCTGTTCCGGTTTGAATACGACGTAGTGATCGGCTACGACGTTCGAGAGTCCCGCCGCGTCATCAAGGTTCCGGATGATGACGCCGTCCTTTCCATCCGCTTTCGCCTTCCTAATAAGTTCGGTCAGACTGCCTTCAAAGCCAGCGAAACTTTCGCCTTTCGCGTCGACAACGGCCGGCTTCTTCATCGACAGGTATACCGGCACCACATTCTGCCCACGCATCCGACTTTCGGTGTCCGCTCGGAACTGCGCTTCGAGCTTTTCGTACTCCTCGACTTTCGCATCGTGCGTCTGCCAATCGCCGCGCTTTTCGGCAGCGTCGGCTTCTTCCATAATCTTCAGCACCGCATTGTCCGTCGCGGCGTAGTGCGCGTAACTGTCGGCAACGCGCGGGCTGTCGGTAAAGAAAAATCCGATCTTCGCGCTATTTGCGCGCGTCGTGTCGCCAAGCTTACCAGCATCGAACTCGGAGAAATCGCCGACCGTGCCGTGATAGACCTCGAGCGGCGTCCCGTCATCCTTCACGACTTTCGACTTGCCAAACCACTTCTTGAACTCTGGCGTCTCCGTGACGACTGGCTTCGCCGCCTGGTTGAACTCGAAGCCGGTAGGTTCCTGATTCACCGCGTTGCGCGTGCCCGACATGTACGCTTCCGCGTGATCCATGCCCCGCTTCGTCATCTCGGCTTCGAGCTTCGCGATCGTCTTGGCGCGCGCCGCGATGCGGCCCATCGCCTTCATCGCCCCCGGCTTTAGGCCGGTCCACGTTGCGCCTGTCCCGGTGTCGATCGCGGACGGGGCCGTATTCTCCACGGCGTTCGCGTCGATCAGCAACTTGTACTCGTTCGCGAGTTCTTCCGGCGTCGCCTTCGCCAGATTCTTCAGCCGACCGCTCGCCGTCCGTGGCCGTGCCAGTTCCGCCGCCTGCGGTGATCCCTCCTCTTCGTTCAGTCGCGCCGCTTCGGCTTCATCCGAGAACGTCGGCGTGATGCTCTCGATGAACTTCGCGCGCCCCTTCGCCGTTTCTGCGACCGCCGGTTCCGCGCTCTTGGCTTGGACGTCGAGCTCGGCCTTCGCGGTCCCGAGTGTCGCTTCCTGCGCGCTCGCCGCCTCTGCCGCGCGCCTCGCCGTCTCGAGCTTCGCGGTGGCTTCCGGGGTCGGTTCGAGCGGCCCGCGCCCGATGGTGAGCCCGTAGCGGTTGAAGAGTTCGCGCGCGCTGACGTTCGCCCGTTCGCCTAGATTGCGAAACGCCGACTCGTAGAGTTGCGCCTGCGCTTTCGCGGCGCCCGGCCCGACGCCCGCCTTCACCAGCTGATCTTCGACGTCCGCGCGCACCTGCGCTGCGGACTGTTCCATCGGCTCCTGCTCACCCTTCGCCTGCTTCGTCGCTTCGTCCGCCAGTTCCGTCATCGTCGCCGGAAGCGACTGCAAATACTCCTGCGCTTCGCGGAACGACATCCCGTCCGGTCGCGTGCGCGCAACGTCGAGCAGCCCATCGAAGTGCTCCGTCGGCGCGACCTTCGTGATGTAGTCGGACAGCGGAATCGCGAGCCTGGCGCCGGTGGCCTGCGCATCGTGGTACGCTTTGCCGTCGTCGCCCATGATGTCGGCCGCGGCCTTCGCCGGTGACGCGCCGCGGTCCGACCAGTACTTATCCCACTCGCCGGACTGGAAGTACACCGTCGCCGCGTCCTGCCCGCCCGTGGCCGTCTCGATCAGGCTCTTCAGGCGGTCCGGTACCGATGCTGTCGTGCCAGCGTCGTTGACTGCCCGGCCGACCTCGGCGAGTACCTGCGCGTCGTGTTGCGCGCGCATCGCATCTTCGGCCTGATCGGTCGCCTGCGCCGCTGCGGCAGCGGTCTCCGGGTGAAGCATCGCGCGCCGGCTGGCGCCGACCGCCTCCTCCGCGCCGCCGAACGCCAGCATTTGCAAGGTGGTCGAGATAGCGCGCGCCGGATCAACCGGCTCCCCGATCGCCGCCTTTCCCGCCTCCGTACCGGCAGCGACACCAACGGCAGGAGCCGCAATCGCCGCAGTCTTCGCGCCGACCTTCGCCACAACGCTCGCGTCCTCGCCAGCGAGTCCAGCCGCCTTCGCACCGATGATGTTGAACAGGGTCATCACTGCGGCGGACGTGAGCCCTGCTTTCGTCGCCTTGCTGCGGATGTCCGACATCAACTGGTGATCACCGAGCGCCTTTTCGACGGCCGCTGGATCAGCCAGATCAACGCCACGCTTGGTGAACTCTTGCTCGATTTCGGACGCGATACCAACCCCGGACGCGCCAACGAACGTGCCGGCGATCCCGCCAGCCACGTTCCCGACCACCGGCACTTCACTTCCCGCCGCAGTGCCGAGTGCCGTTCCCGCGAGGATCGGCGCCATCGACGCCAAGCTCTCGACGTTCTGATACGCGAAGCCCTTCACGCGGTTCAGTCCGGCGACGTGCGCACCAATGAGGCTGATGGTTTCCCCCAGCGTGTTCGCCGCCGCGGGGTCCACGGCCATCGGCTGGTTCCCGGCGATCGCCTGGCCGAAGTTCACCAGCGCGTTGAGAATCCCAGCCTTCCGCGCCGGACCGTTTCCGGCCATGACCGCAGACCGCGCCGCGTCCAAATCGCCTTCGTGCTGCTGAATCGCTGCTGCATACTCCTTTGCATATGCAGGAGCTTGTTCGCGGAGCGAGTTCGAACGCACCTTCGCGGCGGCAATGTCGGCTGCGGCTTGCGCTGGCGTGGCGTGTCCGAACGCCGCGGCGAGCAGGTGCGTCGAGAGCACGAGGTCCGACATGCCGGTGGCGATAGCATTTCCCGTCGCATCCAGCGGCCCCGCGTTCTCGTCGTCGATCTTTGACGGCGGCGTGAGCAACTTGGCGCCGCGATCAACCTGCGCGAGCGGCGCAATTTCATGCTTCGCGATCGAGGCGTTGTCCGGGTCGGACAGCCAGTTCCGGAGTGTCGGACTGACACTATCTATCTGGTACTGCGTCGAGTGCTGGTCCTGCGCCTTCGCGAGTTCGTCGTAGTTCTCGTCGACAAACGCTGGCGACATGTTGAGCCGGCCAGCCAGATCCAGCACTTTCGCGTGCCGTTGGGGGTCTTTCTGCGCCGCAACGAACGCGGCGCTCGCCGTTTCCGGTGACGGCGTTACGACGGGCTGTTGGACGCGCGGGCGCTGAACGACCGGCGACGGCGTCCCTTGCACTGGCGCCGCTGGCGCTGGCTCGTCTTCTACGGCCGCGCCGCCGACGGGCACCGCGAGGTCTTCACCGGCCACGCGGCTTCAGCCTCATCAGCGACGCTTTATATGCGGCGACCACGGCGTCATCGGTGAGCGGCATCCCCGCTGTCCGCAACTGCTGCACGATCGCCCGATAGTCGGCGCGCGGGATGTCCTTCGCGGTAATGACGAGCGACTGGTCGCTGGTCATCTGGTCCACGCGAGCGTTCGTCTGTTTCGTGTTCGACACGCCAGGAATCCATGACACCCACGGCGAGCGCGGTTCCGAGACGATGTGTTGGGTGAGCACTTCGTTCGTCATCTGCGTGACTTCTGCTGCTGTCGCCGGCCGCTTGGTGTGCTGCTCGAAGTCTTCGACCTGCTGGTTGATCGCCTGCTTCAGTTGATTCACCGTGGCGGCGTCTTCTTTCTTGGCCCCCGGATTCAAGCCGGGCCCGAGCCCAGCGCCGCGCAAGGCGCCTTCGACGATCTGATCGTTCGTGAACACGCCGTTCAGCTTGCGCTCGACGGCCGGATCGCTCTTCAGCAAACCGCCCTGCAGTTCGTTGAAGTGTTTGGCGTCGGCGTCGGACAACTTTGAGACGTAGCTGTTTAGGTCGAGCTTGATCGCGGCGTCGCGCGTCGCGGGATTGCTGAACATTTTCGTCAGATCGCCGTACGTGCGAAGGTCCGTCTGCACCGGCACGCGCTCGTTGACCGAGGTTGCGAACCGCTTCAGCGCTTCCTGATTCTCCGCACTCATGCCGACCAGCATGGCCGGCGGAACGCTGTTGAAGTTCCCTGTTTGCCGGATGATGTCCGTGGCGGTCTGCATCGTCTTCGCAGCGACCTCGCGCGCGTTGTCATCCTTCTGCGACCAGAGTCGCGCGACTTCCGCGCGCGCCAACGCCTGCACCTTCGGATCATCGATCTTGTCGACCGCGTCCAGCGCCTCCCCGCGCGTCGTGGTGGTCGTCATGATCGTCCGTGCCTGACGCTGCGCCTCGCCGCGCGAGGATCCAATCTCGAGCGCGCGATCAACCTGCGTGGCTTCTGGTCCTTCGATCTGATCCTTGACCGCGTCGTAGTACTCCTTGGCGGAAATATCCTGATCGTTGGCCAACAGCCGGTCGATGACGGCGACGTGCGTCTTGCTCGCCGCCTCGAGGGTGTGCGCGTCGACCCACTCCTTCGGCAACCCGTTTCGGTTCGCGTGGTCTCGAATTGCGGCTTGCTGATTCTGAATGGACAGCGCGACGCGCTGCGGGTCGGTGTAGTTCTGCACGGCGGCGTTCGCTTCACTCGCCAGGTACGAGTTCGTCCGGTCATCATCCACGACCCGACGCTGCGTGGCGACGTGGTTTTGTACGACGCCGTCGAGCGACGACCAGTGCGACTGCACGATGTTCGCGAACGCGAGCTTCTGGTCATCATTCGTGAGCGACGAACCAATCTTCGAGACGGTGTCGTTCCACGCTTTCTGCACGTCCTCTGGCGCCGTGAACGCGTTCGTGCCGAGCTGCGATCGCACATGCGTCGACAGGTCGGTCTCGAGTTGAGACACCTGACTGGCCGCGCCGAGTACGGCAACCTGATCAGCCTTCCGCTTCTCGTCTTGCCAGATCGCATGGAACTGATCGGCGAGCCCGGAACCATCGGGCACCGCTGGCGCCGCGCCGAACGCTTCCGGCGATGTCCGCACATCGGTCAACGGCCGTGTCGCAACGGCCGAGTCTCGATCGATCGGTACGGTAGGCATCGGCTACGGACTCCACGACCCAGAATCACCACCTTCCGGATCACCGCCGTCACCAGCGACCGTCATACCCGGACCGCCAGACTTACCGCCAATCCCCGGAATCTTCCCTTTTGCAAACATCCCGTACGTTCGCGCCGAGCCCGTGGCCAGCGTTTCGTACGATTGATTCTCGATCGATGTGGCCTTGGCGCGCGCCGCCAGCGCCGACAAACCGGCCTGCGTCTTGTAGCCGAGCGCTTCGCGCATCGCATTATTGCGGATCGTCTGCGCATCGAGTTCGCCGAAGGTCGCGTCCTGCACCTGAACGGCCAGCGCGGAGCCACTGGACAGACTGACGCCGCTCGCCGCCAGCGCCGCGCGCGCGCGCCCGACCTCTCCGGTCGTCGCCACTTCCGCCCGTCGCGCCGCCGCACTGCCGCGACTGATCGCGTCCTGCGCTTGAATCGCCGCGAGTTTGGTATCGAAGTCGCTCTGCGTGAGGATCGCCCCAGCCGCGCGCTGTTGGTTGACGAACGATCCGACCGCCTCCCCGCCGGACAGAACGCCCGAGGCAATCTGTGCCGATGATGCCATCGCCATTACGCTACCCTCGCTGCGGCGTCTTCCCGCTCGAGCTTTTTGAGTTCCCGCTTCGCGACGAGCCGGTGCTGCTGGTCGTCGTTGATATTCACACCGAGCCGGATGATCGCCTGTCGAAGTTCTGCGATACGCAACGTCCGGCGTGCGTGCGCGCGGCCGTGATCCGTCGGGTGTTGTGCGCGTCCAGGCATCATCAATCCCCCAGCACGTAGCGGAAAATGAGCGGCGCCACAATCGTCGCGTCCGAGTGAATGTCGAACGTCGGCGTGTCGACATCGAGTTTTGACCACGTAATCTTCTCCCGTGGCTGTGCCCCAGAATAGCCGCCGTACGACACGTGCGCATCAGTGATCTGGGTGAAGGATGCCCAGAACGGCGTCTTCTTCTCCTGCATTTCCGTGAGGAGATACGGCACCACGCAGATTGGTCCGTCGCCCGCAATGCCGCCGCCGATTTGGAAGAAGCCGATGGGAGTCTTTTTCGCCGCTGCGCGATACCAGTTCCCCATCTCTTCGAACCATTCGGTGCCGTCACGGACCGTCTTGTTCTTGACCTCGCCCTTTGCGCGGAGCCCGGCGTACAGATTGCCCGTCGTCGAATCTTCCCACCCTGGCGTAAAGATCGGGATGTTCATATCCGCCGCCGCGAGCAACCACGAGTTCGCGGGATTCCCCTCGTACTTGTCTGCCAGCACGCCAGAGCGGATGACGTCGTACAGGAACTCGTACGGGAACTTGCGCACGCCGGCCGCGTCTGCCGCCTTCCACGCGGCCGTCAGTGCGTCACCGACCGGCTTCATGGCTTCGACTTCGGGGATGGTCGAGTCCGTCACGCGCGGATGCCCCGCCTTCGCCAGCTTCATTTCCTGCTCTGGCGTCAGGTTCGCGTAATTCGGGAGATAGGTGTACGAGTTGAAGCCGACCAAGTTGAAGAGGTCTTCTTCGAGGTTTGCCCCCGTGCACCCAATCGCGCAGACGTTCCGTTCACGAATCATCCGCGCGAGCGTGATCCCGATTTGCGCGGTGCTCATGGCGCCAGCGAGCGTGACGAACATATCGCCATCCTGCTCGAGCAAACGAACCCACATCTGCGCCGCTTCCACCGTGGTCGCCGCGTTGTAGCCTTGGAAATCGGTTTCCAGTATCCGCCCGAACGGACCGGGCGAACGCCGCAGCGGGGCTTTCGTATCGAAGAGCGACATGGATTCTATCTCGCCGGCGTAAGAGAGCCCTGCGGAACGGCGGCGAGCACGCTGACGGGAACCGGATCCACCTGGCGCACGAACATCCGTCCGCCGCGGCTCCACTGCGCATCGATGTTCGCGTAGATGTATCCCGTATCCGTCGGCGGTGGTTGCGTCATGTCGTCGTCTTCGTCACGCAATTTGAACTCGTCAAGTTCATCGAGTGGGTCAGCGCCAGCCGCCGGCGCGTTCTGGCCCGCGAAAATGCCGCGAGAACTTTCCACGAACAGCCCTACGCGATTGACCAGCACCTTCATGTCCTTCAGACTCTCCCCGCCGGCGGTGTCAATGTCGAGGGTTTCGAGGTCGCCGATATACGGTAGGCCGACCCAGATGTGCGCGTACGGCCGATCAAGCGTGACCACGCCAGCGGCAACCGTCCTGATGTCGATGCTCGAGTTATTCGGGCTCGCCACGACAAACCCATCGGCGAACACGCTGACGCTCTTTGCTTCGAGGTGCGAGAGGCCGCCGACACGCGGCACCGCATGATCCCATAGCGCGATCGGCGTGGCCCGCATCGACATCGGCACAGTGATGTTCGGGAAGCCGGTAACGTGCTGCGCGTCGGTGTAGCCATCGATCGTGAACGTCACCACGGACCCGTCTGGCGCGTGCAGCACGATCGCATCGTCGACCATCTCGCTCGTAAAGAAGTTCCCGCTCGCCTGCAGGATCAGGGTTTCGTCGTACACCCAATCGGTGCCGTACGTGAGTTCCATCGTGACGCTCCCCGCGGCACCAGCGTTGCGGCCATCGTATTCGAGCGCCGCATCCATGAACACGGGATCCGCGACGTAGTCGATAATGTCGATCGGACGCATCCGCTCCACGTAGCGCGCGGTCGCGCCGTTCACCACCCGGCGCACGATCAGGTACACGGCATCTTCGTTCCCTTCCGGGACGACGCAGACGTTTTCCACGAACCCGTCGGTGTCATGACGATGCCACGCGATCAACTGTTGGTCTGGAAGGTACGTGAGGCCGAGCAGCGCACCGTCAGACCGGACGATCCAGACAATGCCGTTCGGGTTCTGCTGATTCGCCCAATCGACGATCGTGAATCCTTTCAGCAGATGCGAGCTCATGATCGAGATGTCCGCTCCTTGGAACGTGTAGTACCCGTACAGCACGTTCGTCTTCAGTTCGAGCACGCGGCCGGCGAGCGCCTGCACGTACAGGATGGTGTTGTCGACCTTGACGGGCTTTAGCGCATTGCATCCGTTGTACGATCCGATCCGATCGTTCACCTGCGCCGGCGTCATGACGCCGTTCGAATCCCCATCGCACAACCATTCAGCGCCTTCTGTGCCGATGATCAGTTTGCCGAGATTTAGGATATGCTTGATCTGGTCGACTTCGTCGGAGACCATCGTGAAGACGATCGGCCCGTCGTCGGTCAGCGGCGTCGTCTGATTGAAGTTCGCGTAATCGCCGGACCGACTCGCCCACACCCGCGCGGGATTGTTTAGGGTCGACGCGAAGATGCGCCGCTGCTGGTAGAAGCCGACGACCGAGGGATAATTCCCAGCGTCAGTGAAATCGGTAAACGGTTGCGGTGGTTGCGTACTGAAGTCGGGAACTTCAGCGCCGGTATTCAGGAATGTCGGCGGTGTGCTGTACTTGATCGTGGCCTGCCCGAGCAGACCCAGTGCGCCCAGGTTGATTCCGACGTAGACGTTGTAGACCGTGCATCCGGGAACGGCGGTACAGGTGATGCTGTGTGGAGCGGCAGCGGTCGGATCAGAGAAAAAGTAGAACGTATTCGGGGCGTCCGGCAACGACTCCTCGCCGGTCACGTCATCGATCGCCGTGATCGCATACTGCCACGTGTGCGGGCCGCTGCTCCCCGTTCCCGTCGCGGCAATGCCAGTCGGCGCCGCAGCCGATGGTGCGAAGATAATCTCCACTAACTGCCAGTGCGTATTGGAGAGGCGACGCAACTCGTATGGTGGATAGAGCGGATGCACCAGCGTCACGATGTCGCCGGACTGTACGAAGTTCAGTGTCTCGATGTCCGCCGCCGCGTACGGCGTGGTCATCTCGAAAATCGTGTCGACCAGGGGATACCACACGCCGGGGTACGGCGGCGGAATCAAACTGCTTGATGGACCGTTCGCTTCGAGGCAGACGTATGTGACGCCGCCTGGCGGGAAACCGGTTGAGACGATATCACCCGGCACATAGTCGACGGCATCGCTGTAGGCCGGCGCATTCGCCGCGACCACCGGAGCGCCGTCTTGAAAGAACCGCAACTTCTGGTCGCCAAACTCCAACACGAGCGAATCGCGCACGTTGAAGATGAACGGAATCAGCCGTTGCTGGATCGTCGGATCCATCACGGAGTCGGCGAACTCGGTACCCGGCCGGTATGCCGCTCCGCCCTCGCGCATGATGATAAAGTTGCGACACGTGCGGAGTCCGATGATGTACTTCGCGATGTCGGTGCGCGCGTAAAAGGGCGGCGCGAGTTCCCCCGCCGCGAACGATCGCTGCGCAACGTTCGACATGCTTACCGCCGATCCCGGATGGCTTCGCTGTCCGGCAACTGGTCTGGCTGTTCCTCGTTGCCCGCGTTCGCCTGAGCGCGCGCGATGGCCCAGCTATACATCTTCAGGCAGTAGTCGCCGCGCTTGAACTTATCGCCGCCCGTGACCAGTCCCGCGATGTACGCCCCGAGCAGGAACGCCAGCGCTTGCGAGAAGTCTGAGGGATAGAACGGCGGATTGTCGAGCTCGAATGTGTACTCAAGTTGTGGCAGTCCGGGTTGCGCGAGTGCTTGCGATGACGCCGGGATCGGCGCGACTGGCGCCAAGTCACAGTAGATCAACTCGCCCGAGTCGTCCGCCATGAGCCGGTACGGAATCCGTGTCTGCGCGGTCATGATGCGCGCGGCTGGTGTCGCGTAGGGGCCAGCCGCGCTGAAACTATTCGGGAAGGGTGCGACGCTGATATTGCCGTTGAGGATCCGCCGCGCCGCCAAGCAATCGATCGGCACACGATACGCGTAGCCCCATTCGAACGTCGGTTGCTGTTCGACCAGCGCCAGCGTCACGGTCTTCGTTGCGAACGGCCACGCAAAATCGCGCAAGACCTCGTCTTTGGTCTGATCGTAAAAGTTGGAGCACGCGCGCGCTTCGGCCGACTTCTCGGTCAGACTGGCGATGCGCTTCCCGACGGCAAGGTGCGTCAGCGCCATGTTGCAAATCGCGATCTGATTCAGCGTTGCGCGCGGCATCTCAGACCTTCCACTTGACGAGTTCTTCTTTCATCTTCACGACCTTCTGTTCACGGGTCATCGTGTAGGCGTGCCAGAAGAGGCTTGCGTTGAAGTTGAATCGCTTCATCACGTCGCCGAGCGTCTGCACCTTGAAGCCGTTCTGGGCGATGTTGCGCGACAGCGTGTAGTCGTCGATCAGATGACACCGGCTAATCTTCGCATCGCACGCGAGTTCGTTTGCGGTCGGAAAGATGTTCGCCGTCGCCTGCTCGAGCGTCAGGTCCGCGAGCGGCTTCCACAGATCGATGCACCAGTCCGACGCGATCGTACACCAATTGCACGATCCGATGTTGCGGCCGTCGCGATGAAAGAATCGGTCCGGTCGGAAGCGAAGAGACGCGGGGTCCGTCCCGTGGTGGAAGACCGTATCTTTCGACAGATGCGCCGTCACGTCGAACATGTCCGGGTGCACCAGCGCGTCCGCATCGAGGAAGATATTCCAGTCATTCCCCATCTCGCGACCGAGTTCGTGAATCTGCAGCTTCTCGTACACGGGCGGGAACTCCGGGAACTTCCGCTCGGTGATAATGTGGAAGTCCGCCCCGATCTTGTCGGCGTACCGCTCGAACAACGGGAAGGTGAGCGCGGTAATCTCTGGCGCATAGCCGTCAACCGCGAGCGTGAAGAGCGTCTTTTTCATGGTCAGGCCACCGCAACGGTAAACTGCTGACCCAGCCAGCGCTCGACCGCGTGACGCTCGCTGGAGCTGAGCACCCGCTGGTAGATGAGGATCGCTTGGAGGGTGCCCGCCAAGAACCCAGAACCGCCCAAGGAACCGATAAACGCGGAGGTTGATGCGGTGTTCGACGAGTTACCAGCCGTGAGGAAGGCCGCGTTCGTGACGTCTTGCGTGCCGTTGATCCAGCGCGTCGCCGCCGTGTTGCCGTAGTCGAGCAGGTGCGTGACGACGTCGCGCGCGGTGGTCATTGTGTTGCCACCCGCGAGCGTGGCGAGCACGTCCGCGTCGAGGCGCACGGCCTGAAACTGCCACTTGTTTGAGGACGCGGGTCCGATGACCACCCGCGAGGTCGAGCCGCTGCCGATCCGCAACTGCAGAATGTTGCCCGCGACGCCGAGTCCTGTGATGGACTTCACCGTGAAGATCGTCAGACCCGGAACGTTCTGCCCGAGCGCGAGTGCTGGCGTTCCGCCGTCGAGTCGATCATCGATGCCATCGAACAGCAACCCTGTCGCCGTCAGGAGCGGCTGGTTGGTGCCCGTTGCCTTCGACCAGTCAGCCGCATTGCCGCTCAGGTCGTGCCACGCGCTCACCCGTGGCGCCTGCTTCGTGATCGTGAACGTCGACAGTGCGGCTTCCGTTCCCGAGGGCGAGACCGCCCATGCGGTCCCGCTGCTGCGCGCGCCAATCGTGTAGGCGTGCCCGTTGGTGATGATCGTATCACCAGGCACGATCGCCCCATCTTGGCTCGTCGTGAACGTCACCGCAGTCGTCGCGATCGTCAGCGTGCCCGCGCCCGCGAATGCCGCAGTGGTCGAATCCACACTGCGGCGATAGTCGAGCTGCAGCGCGAGATTGGCGCGCACGGGCGGGTACACGCCGCGGCTTCCGCCGTAGTTGTTGCCAAACAAGAGACGGCGGTTCGGCATGTTACGAGGCGTTATCCGCTTTGCGCAACCAGAGCGTGATGTCGTACGTGGCACCCGAGACCGCGCCGACGGTCGTCAGGAGGATCGACCCTTTCGCGTCGGCGTTCCCTTCGCTGGGATCCACCAAGCCGGTAATCTTCGTGAAGCCCTTTACGGCATCGACGCCACCGGCGCGTTGGCCGCGCAAATCATCGTAGCCATTCCCGGCGAGCAGCATGGCAGTGATCTGCGCCGCCGTGCGATCCCAGCCGAGCTTGACGTTTTGGAAGCCCTGCATCGCCCAGCGCACCTGCTCGATCCGCAGGCCGGCTGGCTGGACCTTGTAGTAGTTCAGCAACGCGGCGATGTCGACCTTCTTCACGGCCGACTCTCCGGTGCCATCCGACACGTTCGTCAGGTGGACGACGATGTTGGTGGGACCGTTGAAGACGGTGATGGTCGTTACGGTATCGGCCACGGCAGGACTCCTTGTCGGCGCGCACGGTGGCGCGCATGAAAGTGAACAGCGGCCCTACTCAGCACCCTCAGAGCACTTCGTCGCCTTCGTCACGCGGTTCGTCGTCAGGATCGACGATGTCCAGCGACGAGGGTTCGTTCGCATCTTCGCACCACGTCGGCAGTGCGTACTTATCCTTTCCGACCTTCACGAACTTGATGACGTGGCCGAGATAGTTCTTGCCGTTCTTGCCCTTCTTGACCGCCTCATCGTACGGCAAGAGGTCAGCGACGCGCATCCGAAACTCTGTGCCGGGGTCGCGCACGTCGGCCAATGGATAGCCGTAGAATCCCTTGCGAATCGCCCGGACCTTGACGGTCGGCCCCACCTTCTTGTCTCGCGCCACTTCCCGCTGCATCGCTTCCGCCACGTTCGCCACTTTGCCCATTGTTCACGTTCTCCTGCTGGGAACTCCTGCGGGGCGACGCGTTTGGTTGTGGCGTCGCCCCGCTGGTCAGAGTTCGTTAGTTGATGACCACTGCCGTCGCGTAGTACTTGTGACGCCGGAACCAACTCACCGCGGCCAGCCATGCGGTGACTGTGATCGTGCTCGAGTTCGCGCCCGTGAAGTGACCGGACACGTACCGCTTCGTGATCGAGCCAGGCGGGATCGGGATGATGATGAGTTTCCCAGCGGCAAGTAGCGTCGCCGCCTGCGCTGTGGTGAACGCCACCGAGACGAGCGTGTCGGGTGAGCTCGACGCGGTCGTCGATGCGGACTGCGTCACTTCAAACTGGTACGTCTCAGTGCCGGCGTGCGTCGCCGCCACGCCAACCGAGATGCCGAGCGCCATCGGTTCGCCGGCGGATGGGTCTGGCTGATCGCCGTTCGCACTGTAGACCGAAACGCCGCCGCCGACGGCGCCGCAGTCAAAGGAGTTCGTGGAATACGCGGACGTCGTGAGGGCCGCCGCATCCCACAGAACGGTCTGCTGGTCGAGAATCATGGTCTGTGTTCTCCTGGGTTACGAGACCTGCGTCTCGGTGAGGATGATCCCGTCGCTCTTCCGAATCGGGATGCCCATGAAGAACGGGATCATCTTGCCGTCGACGACCTCGAACTTCAGCTGACCGCCCGAGATGACATCGCGGCGACGCTCGACCGCGAACATCTCGTAGACCGTCCGGTTCATGTAGATGCCAGCGTTGCCCTTGTCGAACGAGGGAATGCGGGAAATGGCCATGATCAGCAGTTCAGCCAGATTTGCCGGCGTCGACTGCGTGACGAGGTTCGACACGTCGATGTTCGCGACGCGGACGCAGAAGCGCCAATCCTTCACGGCGAGGCCGCAGTCCCACATGTACTGATCGACGTACGACAGCAGTAGCGTGCCGGGGTTGCCTGCCGTCACCGCGATCAGCTGTTCGCCGAGATCCTTGTGCTGCAACCCGCCGACCATGCCCTTCGGGTAGATCCCGTACACCGTGTCCGGCGACCACACGATCAGCCAGACCGACGTGTTGTCGACGCCGACACCACCGCCATCGACGATGTTCTGGCCGTTGCCCGCCGACAGGCTGGAGTACCGCGCCGAGAGGCCGACGAACTTCTCCGGCGTGATCGCCGAGCCGTAGAACAGCGTGTCGATGAACGCCTGGTTCATCCCTTCGATGTGCGCCGTCGCTTCCGACAGGCGCGCCGCGCCGGGATTGCCGCCAAGATTGGCGACCTGCACGTCGATCGTGGAGATGTCCGCGAGTTCCGCGCACGCCTCGACGACTTGCGACTTCTGCGACTTCGTCGGCGCGATGCCCTGGTTCATGCGGCGCCACGTCGGGGTCGGCAATCCCGTCCGAATGGTGATCTGATCGCCTGTGACCAGATTGCCTTCGATGAACGGGATGTCGTACATGATTTCGTCCGTCCGGTTCAGAATCTCGGCGACCTTCGCTTCGGATCCATCCGGGTTTTTGCCTTTGACGACGTCGACGATGTTGTAGACGCCGGCGCCGATGGTCGTGCCCATCAGCATCGGCAGGTGGTGCATCGTCTGCGTCGCGATGTCGTGCACCTGCAGCGCAACCGCATGATGACCGTACATCACAGTCACCGCGATCGCCGCGCCGAAGAGCAGACACCACCGCGAGAAGTTCTTCATGGTGTGATCCTCATGTCGTTTTTGGTGTGCCATCATCGTTGTACATGTTCGGGAACATGACTTCGGCGTCCGATTTCTTCCGCGGAGTCGCCCCGCCAGCTCCCACGATTTGCGTGCCTTCGCCCATCGACCGCCCGATGCGCGCCAAGAGACGCAACACCGACGGCTTCGAGCCCCAGCCGGATTCCTTCAGGTCGCTGAGCAGTTCCGGATCGCCGAACGCTTTCAATGCCTGCTGGACCTTCTCGATCGCCACGTCCAGCTTCGCCGGATCGCCGTGGCCGAGTTCCTTGTCCTTCAGCGCGTTCGTGCGATACTCCTGATCGCGGCGCTCCCAGATTTCTCCGCCTGGCTTCATGGCAGCGACCGCCGTCTCCCGCGCCTGCGCCGCGGCGTCCGCCTCTTTCACCCGTTCGGTCAGCAGCTTCTCGGCCCCTTTCTGGTCAAGTCCCAGCTCGCGCGCAATGGCGGCTGTCCTCTCCACGAAAGCAGCGTCGTGCTTCGACCCGTCGGGGAGCTTCAGGTCGTACGATGACGCCTGATTATGTCCAGCGGTGTTCGCGCCAGCGTTGTTGCCGCCCGCGCCGTCGGCCGCATTGTTTCCAGTCGCTCTATTCCCGTCTGCCCCGCCACCAACCGCGTTGTTTCCCGCGGTGTTGTTCTCGCCCGTCGCGTTCCCACCCGTGTTGTTTCCAGCACCGGCACCCGTGGCGTTATTGGCCACGGCTGCTGAGTTGTTCGCGCCGTCGGCGTGGCTGGTATTGGCGCCGGCGGATGCGAGCGTGTCAGGCATCGGTCTCGTCTCCATCCTTCGAAGGTTTCGGAACCGGCATGTTCCGGTTCCGGGTCATCGCTTCCATCTGCATCTTGAAGTACAGTGCCGCGTCCGCCTCGATCATCTCGCCCATGATCTGCAATCCCCATCCCTGCTTCCCTGCGTTCTCGAAGATGTACGGACTCGTCGTCATCATCGGGGTAAACACGGAACACTCGTTCATGAAATACGCGGCGAGCTCGCGCCCTTCCGGCGTCGCAAGCATGGCGCGATAGGCGTTCATCCGCCTCGCCTTGGCGAACTTCTCGAACTGTTCCGCTTCCTTGACCTGCTCCGGATCGCCAGCGTTCTGCACCAGCGACCGGTTGGGCTCGTCGCGTCTCGCCATCAGCTCGGCACGATCTGAAGTGCCACGCCTTCGATTTCCGCTGTGCAGTTATTGTCATTGGCCGTCGTCGCCGTGATGACGGCGTAGTACGTCTCACCGGCCGCGCTCGCGTGGTCGAACCCGTACGTCTTGGTGTTCGACTGACCGAGCGCGGTATTCGCGGCAACCGTGAGATTCGCGCCCGTGCCGAGCAGCGACGAGTTGGCGGCGCCGTTCGCGCCTGACGTCATCATGCGGATGTCGAGCGTGACGTTCGTGTTGTTGTTGTTCCCCGCCTGCAGCGATCCGAGCAGGTGCGCGCCGACGAGTCGATCGCCGCGTTTGAACCCGAAGAGCGGAACGATCAGCGTTGCCGCGGTGCAGTTCTTCGGCAACGTGGCGATCTTCGAAACATCGTCCGCATGCACGACGATCCAGCCAGCGGTCGCGCCGACTTTCGCGCCATAGCCGAAATGCCGGATTTCGGCGCTCGCCGGAATGTCGTTCGCGAGTGTGTACGACAGCGTGTTTGGTGTGTGGTTGTTTGCGCTCGAGTCGTTCAGCGCGGCCGCGCGGAGGCGGACCTTGATCGGCACACTGCCACCGTTCACGACCGATGTCACGGCTTGGTTCGCCGCGTAGCCGACCAGCTTGCGGACACCCATATCGCCGGTCGACGGATCCAGCTGTTCCAGGTCGACTTCGAACGCATCGTTTCCGGCCGTCTGGTTCAGGCCGACGAGGACACTGTCCAGCGCTGGCACCACGATGATGCTCGATGCGTCCTGCGGATGCGCGAAGTTGCCGCTCAGATTCGTTTGGCTCATGGGATCCTCATGAAACGACTGGCGCCGGCGCGGTTGCCGTCGCGTTCACCGTTCTCTTGGCGTTCAGTTTGCCGAGCAACGCCGCGATCGGACTGCCTTCTTGTGGCGCGACACCGCCGTCCTTCGCCGCTTTCGCGAGCAACGGTGCCTGCTCCGCCGCCTGCTGCCGCTGTTGCGCCTGCTGGCGCGCGCTGCGGATCGCGGCGACGGCGTCCGGCGAGCGAAGCAGTTTCGGCGGCACGCCCATGAAGTCCGCGTGCGTGCGGATGAGTTCTTCGTCATTCACGAAGTCGAGCACTTCCGGCGCCACCTGAGCGATCTGTCCCACGAATCCAGCAAAGCGCTCGACGGCCGCGATCCCGACCATCTTCTGCGCCTGGTGCATGATCGAGATGTATTCTGGGCGGAGTGGCTGGCCCTGCAGGGCTGGCGGCGCGGGCGGAATCTGCCCTTTCCTGACCATGATGTTGAAGATGCGATCGATGGACGGATCGAACACGTCCTCGTCGAGCCCTTCGAGCATCGGTCCCAAGGCCAGCAACTTCTCTTCCTTCTTCTCGACGACTTCCGTGGCCGTATCCGGCGTTGCCCGGTCGTCTCCCGTGAAGAGAATGAACAGGTCCGCGTAGCAACTCTCTTTGATCGCCGCGCGCAGATCCGCGATCGTCTCGCGCACCGGTTGGAGTGCTGCCGCGAAGTCGACCTCGTAGACCGGCTGAAAGCGCTTCTGCCCCTGCGAGTTCAGGCCGCCGAAGACGATGTCGCCAGGCACGATCGAGGTCTTCGAATTGCGCAGATTTGAGTCCGCGTTCATCGGCGGCTTGATCATGATTTCCAAGCCCTGCGATGCGCGCTTCCGCCAGACCTGCACTTCCTTCACGTCGCCCAACGCCATCATACCGGGGCAGTTCGTGCCGTACACGTCTTCGCTATTCCGTTCCCACCGCGCCACGATGATCGGAAACTCGTCGTAGCCCTTGACCTCGAGCACGCCCTGCACGTTCGGATCAACGCCTTGGTTCGTGGCGCCGAGTACGTAGTAGCACTGCTGGAACTTCTTGTACTTCGACTCGAACTTGTCTGGCGAGTACGACACATTCGGCTGGATGCACTGCACCAAGTCGATCCACGCGGCGACCGTTCGCTGACGCCAGAGCGACTGCACGACCGTCGGGATCGTCGTCTTCGCCCCACGCATGAAGTCCGGCCGGCCGCTCGCATCGATGTTACCCCAGCGCGTGACGACCTGCTGCACGGTCAGGCGGAACGTGCGGATGAACGTGCGCACCTGATTGCGGTCGTCGTTGCCGCAGCTGTACATGCCAACGGGATAGTCGTAGCATCGGATGATCGTGTGATCATCCTCGAAGATCCCCATCGCCCCCGTGCCGAACGTCGCGCTGTCGCCGTACAGGACGGTGAGTTGCTTGTAGAAGTTGGAGCGCGCCATCACGGTCAGGATGCGTTGCTCGACTTCGTACAGCCATTCCTTCACGTCTTCGCGTTCGTTCAGGTCGGAGTCCGGCGTGCGCAGCTGAAACCACGGACGCGCCGGTGAACTCACGCCGGACATCATGCCGGCCTGAATCGTTCGCACCGCGCGCGGCGCCGTCGTGTCGACGATCTTCTGGTTGCGCTTGTTGCCCTTGTTCACGCCGGCGATGTAGAACCGACCGCGCGTCGGGCACAGGTAATCGTTCAAGTCCTGCCAGTGCGAGATGAAGCTCGCGCGCTCCGTCTCGAACTGGACGCGCAGCAACTCGCAATGCTGGCGCAGCGACAACCCCGCAATTGACCCACCGCCCGGATCAACGGCGAACTCAGGAAGCAGGCTGATAGCCACGCTACTCGCCGCCCTGCAGTTTCAGCTCGGCAGCTTCCGATTCTTTCTCGGCCCATGCGTCACATGACCAGAAGGCGATACACTCGACACGCGCGCCTTTCACGGTCATCGTCTGCCCAAAATGTCCGATCCATGAGAGGAACGCATCGCCGCGCTCCCATGACTCAACGAGTTGCGGATATTCTCCGGCCGGCACCGTGTACTGTCCGGGCTGGTCGTACATATCCAGCGTGGCCAATCCATGCGGGAACTCTCTCATAGACCGAGCAACGTCTTGCGTTGCGTCGGTGCGGCACCAGCGCCGAGCGGCGACGTTAAGATCGTGGAACTCTGCCCGCTGGCGGCAATCGCTCGCTTCTTTGCAAGCGCACCAGCCGCCCCTGCCGCCGTGCTGGCGCTCGCCTCGTCATTGACAATCTGCTTTTGTTGGTTGTCGATCAGTGTTTGCGCCTGCCCTTTGGCTTGCTGCGACTTCTGATTCGCGGTGATCGCCGACACGCCCTGAAAGAGCAGTTCAGCGCCGGCGGCGACGAAGGCCATGATCAGCTCCGCGCCTTTGCGGATGTCTCGATGAACGGGAAGGCGCGTGCGGCCGCCACGGGACGACGTTTCACGTAAAGCTGATCCATCAGTTCATAGCCCTGACGCTCGACTAAGTGGCCGAAGTTGAGCTCGTCTTTGGCTTTCGTGTGATGGCAGATGACGTCGATGCCTTCGCCGAACAATTCCTCTTCGCAGAACTTGAAGAACCGAATCGGCATCGTCCCGCGGTGATTCGGCTGGATGTAAATGACGTCCTGCTGCGCCTGAAGGATCTGCCGGTAGTGGAGGTTCGGCGTAACCACGAACAGGGCATAGCCCACAAGCGTCCCGCGCGGCACGATGATCTCGAACGGCTCGTCTCCGTAGACCGCGGCATCGTCCGTCCGCGCGGTGAAGGTGCGCAGGGCGCCGTTCCGCTCGAGCGCATCGTAGCGCTCGCGATCCGGCGTCAGTTCGATGTCTTGGTAGTGTGCGACTTCCTTCCAGTGCGCGAAGAGCAGGGGCAACGCCTCGTCCCAGATGGCCTGGGTGAGCGGTTCGCGATGGAATCGCACTAATGGCATAACACAACAGTAGCGTCGCAATCTGACACGCGCAAGATGCAACGATTCAAAAAGACACAGGTGGGGTTGTTTCACGTGAAACAATCGAGCGGCGTATCCACCCCAATACAGGATACTCCGCTCGACCGTCAATCCACCCAACCGGTGCTTCGAATGTGCCCCGCCACTCCGCTCACTTCATCGTCCGCCTCCGGGTGTGCATCGCTGTGCCAAGGACGATAGTACAACCGATTTCGCCAAGCGTCAACATAGCGGGAGTGGGATTTGAACCCACGGCCTCGCGGTTATGAGCCGCGCGCGCTACCAGGCTGCGCTATCCCGCGTCAAAGGTGGCATGTTGGCAACGCCTCCCGCGCACCCCGAAAATGCTCCCGCCTGCTGGCGAAGTCAAGAGCCGCGCCGACGCCTCAGTCCTTCGGGACGAAGTATATGCAGGTCGCGCAGCGCATCCCGACGCTTCGATGCTGCCACGTGTCGGCGACGTCATCGGTCGGCATACCTGCGGTCGTTTTCAGTTTGTGGTCGCCGCACCAATCTCGGCGCGTGACGACCGGATAGCCGTTCATCGTAGGCGCGTGCCGGCGACACCGCCCTAGTGTTGGGTGGTCGGCACTCCGTTTCGACGAATCTGATGGCGCTGATGCGCTTGCGATACTGCCGTCTTGATAGACCGGAGCGTACTGTCCTGTTTTTACTCTTTCCTCAATCAACTCATGCGGGTAGCCCTTGGCTTCCATTTCTGCGATTGTAAGAAATCTCGCTCCCATCGTGTCCTCCCTAAAGTTTTATGCGTCGCTATTCGGATCCCAATCAGATCGGTGCCGCGAACTCGATCCGCCAGCCGCAACCACTTCCGGCGCGTTCATGGACGGCTGATCGACTACGGCGTACGTCACGGTGAGCGCGTCCCAGCGGTCCGGTGAGTGCCCGTTCAGGTTCTTCTTGATCTGGTCCTTCTCGAGCAGGCGCAGCTTCCCGTGGTCGTAGTAGAACCGTTGGGCCAGCGCTTCCCGTCTCAGTTGCGGGTCGTCCGGCCACGCGGCACCGTCCTTCACCGCCTCGGCGGCGCGATACCCAATCTCGGCCCGCTTGTTGAAGAACCGCGGGTCGTCCGGCTTTCCGGAGAAGTTCACCGGATAGATCGAGACGCCCGCGAGTGATGCCTGGTCGATCACGCCGCTGGCGAAGCCGCCAGTGTCGTCGATCAGTTCGAGCTCGGACCCCCACTTCTCTTTGCTCGCCAGCAAGGCGCTCGCAATCTCGATCGAGTTCTGCCCGCGCATCGCCTTCAGCTTCCGGACGGCCAACCCCTGCCGCGGCGCGAACACGGTCGCGTCGTCACCAAAGCGGGCGACGTCGACGCCGATGCGCTTCTGCACGTACTGGTAGACGTCCGGCCGCAGGTGTCGCTTCACGGCTTGGTCGATGTCGTCGGCGCTCAGCAGCGCGTTGATCGCGGCCGTCGGGAACTTCCCTAGCACCGTCGCCATCACCCACGCGTTGTCGCGGCCGTACTGCTCGATCTGCTCAGCGGCCCATGCGTGGTCAGCGCGCGGACTCCGGTCGGGATCCTCAGGGTCGTTCGTGATGATGATGATGATCCACTTGTGCGGCTCGTTCGCGCTGGCGTGGTAGAGCATCCCGTCGTGCGAAGTCGGGTTGCCCGCCTGCATGATCCGCCCGAACTCGCAGTTCGAGAACCCCTGCTCGGCGGACCGGAGCACGGCCGGCGGGATGTCGCCCGACTCGTCGATGAAGTAGGCGATGAACTTCGAGTGCAGACCCGACAGCGTGCGCCCCTGCTTCTCAACGTCGGCCTTCGCCGACCACGTACGCGCCGAGATGAACCAGGTGTCCGGGTGTTCCTTCGCGAAGAACCGCTTCTTCGTATGCTCGAACGCCGCATCCAAGAACTTCGACTGTGCCTTCCAGACCGCGATTTCTTTCCAGAGATTGTCCTTCAGGTTGTCGCCGGATTCCGAGATCGCGAGCGCCGACGGATGACGCCCAGGCGCCGCATAGCACGCCATGAAGTTCAGCGCGCACCACGCTTCCACTGCGGTCTTGCCGGGTCCGACGCACGCCTGCAAGGAGAGGCGCGACTTGGCTGTCGCCTGATCGCCGAACGCGCGCAACGCCTTGACCTGCCAGCGGTCCGGCGTCACGCCGAACTCTTCGACCACCATCTTCACGGGGTCATGCCGCCACTCGGCAAGGCGCTGCTGCGCACGCTCGATGACCGATTCAGACATTCACTGTCGCTTGTGCAGGTGTTTTGCCGCGATTCTCGGCACCCTCTGTCGCGATGCTGTGTCCTGTCGCGACACTCATGCTGGCTTCCTTTCCATCGAGCCCGCGACCAGTTCTTCGAGCCCGATGCGCGCGCCGGCTGAGGTCAGATCGACCTTGTCGCCGTACTGCTTTGGGTTCGCCATCTTCGCCCGCCAGCGGTAGTTATCCTCTTTCAGCCGTGCGAGTTGCACGTCCTCTTTCGTGGCGGTTTCGACCGTTTCCGTGCTGCGATCTTCCCACGATTCGCCGCTGGCTTCGCGCGCGCGCGCGTACAGTGCATGGAGTTCGTGATCTTGGGCTTTCCACATCCAGAGTTGTCGCCACGTCGTACGCTCGGCGGAGCACGCGGCGTGGATGCGTTCGCCTTGGGTGATGCGCGCGCAGACGGCTTCGAAGATGTCGCGGACGGTGCGCTGCTTGGGTGGTGGGGCGACGTAGATGGTGAGCGCGACGCGCCGGTCTTCCGCCGAAGGTTCCGGCTTCGGTGGGATGGCAGCGACCCGGCGCGCGCGCTTCGCGTTCCGATCGGTGGTCGGCTTCCGTCCTTTCTTCACTCTTTCACCCTTTGCGTGGTTTTTCACGTGCTTCACGCCGACTGCCTTCCGGCCAGCGCTTTCCGGCGCTGATAGACGCTCTCGATCTGCCGGCACTACGGGCACCAGTTCGGCGCCGCGCCCTGCTGCTTCGCCCACCGAAAGTCTTTGCCGCAGTAGCACTTCCGGAGCAGGATGCGGGACACGCGCGGCTCCCGCTTCTGGATGGCAAAGGAGGGGTTCTTGGCGATCAGGGACGTGAGCGCTGCGTGGTGCGCGCAGACCTTCACGCCCGCGATAACCGTGACCGCATGTTCGCCGTCCATGAACCCACACAACCCATACTGCCCGTGGCGATTGCCGCCGCGCGTGATGCTGCTCACGACTCGGGCGGCTTGCGTGCCGCTTCGAGCAAGGATTTCTGGCAAAGCAGCGCCGCGTTCACTTCGGCTTCCGTGAGCGGTTCGCCGCGGAACAGTTCGCCCAGCTTCGGCTCAATCAGTCGCCCACGGTTCTCGAGCGCCAAGCGGAAGTTTTCCGTGACGTATTCCAGCAGTCGGTCGAGTCGGTCGTTCCCGATCGCTCGGCCGTCCGGTCCGACGATGCCGTGCGCCATCTTCCCGTTGGTCACGACCTTCTTTGCGTTCTTCGCATCACGCGCTTCCAGTTCAGCGGCGATTTTTCCGAGAATCGGGTAGCCTTCGCGCCACGCCTGGACTAGCCGCGTGTTCTTGTTCAACTGCTCGATGCACCGCTTCAGGAGTTCGGCGTTGTGCATCGTCGTTTCTGCCACGCGGTCCAAGTCGAGCCGAGTGCCGGCGCCGCGGTTGTTGAGCTCGCGCATGGCGTACGTGATGCCCAGCGTGTTGCAGAGGTTCAACCGGATCCAGTTCGCGAATCGGTGGACCTGAATGAAGACCTCGGCTACTAACCGGACCGGCAACGTCCGGAGTTGGTCGCGGGCCGGGACTTCGACGAAGCTCTCGCACGCACAGCTTTCGACATTGCATTTCTTCTTGCCGCCCGTGGCGACCTGTTCGTGCTCGGCGCGCAGGTGCTTGCAGCCAAAGCACGGCATCGCCAGCGGCTTCAAGACGCCCATCGGCCGCGGGAACGGACGCGACTCGCCCGTCACGGGAACCGTCATCCCTGCTGGCGTCTCATGCTCTGCGGGCGGCTGGTCGGATGCGTTGGGGATGGACCCGACGACCTTGCCCTGTTCGTTCTGCGTCATTTACAGCGCCTTCTTGACGGCAGCTTCGACGGTCAGCGTTTCGTCCTTGATCCACTTCCAGAGCGCCACGACGCCCGCGTTGACGCCCGTCACGATCACGCCGATTTCCTCGCGGAACTGCGTCTTCGGGATACTGACCATAATGCTCTTGCCGGCGACCTCACCCGTCTTCGTTTCGACCACCGCGACCGTCGACCCGACTGGCAGGTGCTCGAGCACATCATCGGCCCCGATCGGATGCTCGGCCTTCCCCTTCGTCGGATGGTCCACCGTGACTGCCGTCTCCGATACCTTCGTGGCAATCGTGCCAACGGGCGCTGAATCCAGCGCGTGCGTCTGGTCCACCGCGAACGGCAGTTCGACCGCCGGCGCTCCCCTCACGCTGCCGATGTCGATCACGTCCGCGTCGGCGCCGACCGTCGCGCTACCCTCGGGCGCTCCGCGTGGTGCTGGCGGCGAGACCACCGCGACCGGCGCCCCGTCGTAGAGGTCCGTCGCGGTCGCGATCGGCAACGCAATGCGCGCGGCGACGACCGCGATGGCCGGCTCGGCGAGCGGGATCAGCGCTTCGAGGGAATCCGAGAGCAGTCCGTCGCTTTTCAGGTTCTCGAGCATTTCGAGCGGCGGAATGCAACTCACCATCACGATCGGGAAGCCGTCGTTGTTGAGCACGATAACGTTGCCGAGTGCTGGGTTCGATGGGTCCGATCCGGCGGCGAGCAGCGTGTCGAGATTCGCGTTCATCTCGGCGTTGTATCCCTCGCGGTTGATGATCGAGGCGTCGAACGTGAACGCTCCGCCTGGCGCCAGCACGCCACCGCGAAACTCTGCGCGTAACTCTGGGCCACTGCCCGCTCGCATCGTTGCCAACTTCGCGATCTGCTCGGCCGTTTCCGGTGATCCGACGACGACGGTTCCCTGTTTCAGCTGCATGCTACTTCTCCGGTGAGTGGGTGGGTACAGTGGGTAACACAGTGATGGTGAGTTCTAAACGTGGCCGGTCAATGTCCACACCGGCGCGGATCCACGTGACGCGGTCCAGTTGCGAGTCATCTTCGTACACGATTCCGGTGAGGGCATCGTGCACCATTTTCGCGTAGTTCGCAATATCCCGGCGCGAACTTCTGTTCGGCTCGAACATGCGCGCCACGAGCATCAACCGTCCTTGGAGTGGGTGAACCGGATAGGCGCCGTTCGTCATTTGGTCACGAAGTTCGTCTTCGGCTTTCTTCTTTCCAGCGCGATACGCCGCCGACAGAATCAGCACGGGCCTTCCGCCGCGGTACGCCGGCGCGTACTTGGCGTTGTCCGGGACGAGGAATGACCATGGAAGCACCAACTCGGCACACGCCACAGCCAGTCGACGTGCGCACATTTCTGGTAATTCGACCGCCACTTCGCGACCGGCTGGTCCGTCGTCCGTGACGCTGCGGCCGGCGCGGCGATTGATGTTCCGTCGGTCAACCTCCGCGCTCCTCTCGGCGACCGTCATGTCGTTCCAGTTTTTCACGACTTCCGAATCCAGAACTGCCACGTGAGATATGCGACACTCACCACGATCAGCACGAAAGACGCGAGGTCGAACGCTTCAAGCCGATGAAACCAGCGCCGTTTTGTGCCTGCCATTTCCGACTCCTCTCGTTGCCGTGGTGGGTTCCCGCGTACACGCGCACGTAGTAGGCTGTTGCTTAAAAGCTTTTAACTTCAACGACATAGATGTAGCGACACGGGAAAGCGAACCAGCTTTGTTGATAGATCGTGTGGATATGTGCACAAGTCGGCACTTTCCCACAGAGTTTCCACAGACAGTTAGGCAGGAATCGGCACGTCGCGCACCAGCGAATCCCACACTTGGAGCTCACGGTGCCGGCGCTCGAACCGTGTCTTGACGAGCTCGCCGACCGCCTTCTTGATCAGTCCATTGTTCGCTGCGATCCGGAACAGCGGGCCGAGTGCGCTGGCGTTGTGCGTGGTCGGCGTGGATCCTTCGAGCGCCTTCCAGACATCGTCGGCCGAGAGTTTCGCCTGGTGCCTGGCGACCGAGACGAGCGCCGCGTACGCCGTCTGCTTCCAGCGGTTGTCGGCGTGGTCGTGGACGGCCTGTATTCCGGCCTCAGTGGCTTCGTGGACGGCCAAACTCCCTGCGGCAAGGGGTAAGTCCGCCCACTGGTCGGTCGGCGGCGCCTTGGAGCCGATGATGTCGTCATCAAAGTACTTCATGTCCTACGCTCCGGGAGTTGGTTTTTCAGACTGCACCAGCACAGCTTTTTGACGCGTTACTGATCTGTTGATGGGTGCGATGGGAAGCTCACTCAGTGCGAGCCGCTGGATGCGCTTCGCCGCGCGTGCCGTCAGGCCGAGGCCCCACGATTCATGCGCCGCATCGAAGACACAGGCGCACCGCTGACGGCGTGGCAGGGCGTGGAGCGACGGCTTGGCGTGCGCCAGAATCTCGTCGAGCGAGTAGGCATCAACCGCGCGTTCGCCAAACTGCTTTGCTCGCTTGATGCGGATACGGTGATTACTCACGGGGTCGTCCCTCCCGCAGTCTTTTTGGACATCAACTTGCGCTCCTTATTCCAGCCTCGCGCGAGTCGTGACCAGTTCCAGTCGATCGCGCTTTCGCAGCAGTCGTTCCAGATCGTCCAATGCCCTTCGCCGTTCTCCGTTCGCGTCATGGAGACGGGCTTCCCGTGCTGGCAAGGCGCAAGATTCACGTTTGGCATTCTATCTCTCCGGTGTCGCCGGGGGTACTGAGGAACGGGCTGGGACGCTGACCGAGATACATTTGCCGTCGATCATCATCATGGCGCTGAATCCTTGCCGCACCTTCGGTTGGATGACGGCCGGCCGCGCCGCGAGTGCTCGCATCGCCTTCTTCGCTCGGCGTGCGCACCCGCGACATGCCCCAATGACGCCGACCTTGCCGCCGCACTTCGCGCAGGTAATCACCTATTCTCCTCCGAGGGTGCCGCTGAGACGGGGGGATATACTATGCGCGGTGCGACACTCAGGTCGAGATACGGCGCGGGGATGCCTTTGAGCGGAAGCGCGTAGGCCAGTCGTCCGAACGGTTTGACCTCGCGGCTCTGCTTCATGTGGGTCTTGCCGCCCTCGTAACTCAAGCCGAGCGCGATGAAGTTGTCAGCGATGGACTCCACCAGTTCGTCCGGGTCGCACGCTTCGTCCGTCCACGGCACGGCCACCACATCCACGTCGCGACGCAGGGTGCCGTGCACGGCCAGCGCGTAGCCCTTCGAGCGAGCGTGGACACGGGCATAGAAAATCGCGTCCCGCACCTTCTCCATCCAGCCGCCCAACTCATGCTCTGAGATCGCATCGCGTGAAGGTTCCCGCACCGCGTCCCGGACGGAGGGCGAGGGAGGGACGGCAATCGGCGTAGCTGTGTAGTACTCCATGACCGCCTTACTCCAGCTGTTTCCGCGATCACGCGAAGGCGGGGCTTGCCAGTACAGAAAGTTGGCTCTCTCAGCAATCTTCTGATGATCGGCGTCCGCGCGCAACGGCTGATCTGGGGTCCACGGTGTCGGCTCGGTCATTTCGGGGCTCCTGGTGAGGGCTTGGCCGTCTTGGGTCGAGGCAGATACGCGACGTACACCTTGTTGAGCGGCAGGAAGAGTGCGACTTCATCCCCCTGCGCTTTCACCGGCGTCGTCGCCCACTCCATCATGTCGATGATGCGCAATGTCCGGTCGCCGGTCTCGGCGCGGAGCTCGGACACGATGGCACTTTCGAGGCTTCGGAGGCTCATGGCGTCTCCTGTTGCGCTGTGAGGTAGGCCCGAAGTTCTTTCGCGCACCATGCAATGTTGTCTGTATCGCCTCGAACAACGGCGTCTCCGTGTTCGAGTTCGTGCAGGATGGCCGCGAGGCGGCTGTCGGTCGTGATGGGTGTGGGCGTCTCCGCCGACGCTCCTGAGATGAGATAAGGAATGGTTTGCGTCAGTGCGTCCGCAGCTTCGCGGCGCGTGATGCTCACCCCATGCCGAAGGAGAATCTTCGCGAGCCGTTCTGCCGCTGGCGCATCTTCTTCGACCGGCTCATATGATGGTCTACGATTTGCGGGCGTCTCCGCCGACACGGGGGACTCGGCTGGCGACTGATTGAGCAGGAAGCGCACGATGGCGTCCCGCTGGTCGAACGGCATTTTCTCCGCAAACCGTGGCCACCGCTCATTCAGTGTCCGGTGCAGTTGTGCCACGACCTCACGGTAGTCCGGTGTGGCGCTCTCCTGCTCTGGAAGTCCTTCGACATGATCGGCTACCTTCGCCTGGGCTCTCGTGAGCAGGATAACCGCGTCCGTCAGGTGAATGGATGCTCCGGCGCGTTCCACGGCATCCACCGCGGCGGCGATTGCGCGCTCTGTCGGCGTCCATTGGTCCATGCAGTTGCGGCGAGGGAAGTCGCTTCCAAAACGCGGCACGGTACGCGGGAGGTTCGTGGGATCGGTCACGGGGCGATCTCCCGCGCAGCGAACTCTCGCACCAGCCGCACGGCCGCGGCCCCACTCGTCATCGCCTCATATTCGGCCCCACTGAGTTTGCCGTTCGCCAGAAACGGCGCGCAGGCCTTCTCGTCGTGCCACAAGGCGGAGAATCGTTTGGCGATCTGCTCGCCAGAAAAAGCGCTCTCCTGCTCCGGAAGGGCGGTTGGAATCGGTATTTCCAATCGGGACACGATCAGTGCGTTGAGACTGACGCCCGCTCCGCTGGCTTCCTCGGCCATCGCGCGGTGCAAGTCAGCGCCGAGTCGGAGCAAGATGCGACCCGAATAGGTGCGGTTGGGTGCTTCACCGCGTGTCTCGCACATCGCGAGATAGTCGTCCACCGACGCGTGAAAGGCCCACTCGATTCCCTCAACCGATGTCGCCTCGAAGGTCACGACATCAACTACGGCATCCACGGTGCCGAACAGCACGTGTGCGTCATCATCGAACACCACGCTCGCGCGATACCCGCGATACGGCTTCATCGCGCCACCTCGGATTTGAGTGCACGGCACGTCGGTACGGCGCAAACGAACGCCTGACGTTGTCCAGCGGTTGTCGGGGCAGGGCCGGCGATCCACTCATGCTCGTGAACTGGCGTGGTCGGCTCCTGCTCTACTGGTGGAAGGGCGGCGGCTGGGGGGTGCAGTCGGTATCCAGCTTTCAGGATGGCTTCTGCCGCGTCGTAGCCGACCTCGCGGACATACTCGCTGCTCGTCACACCCCCATACCACCACGGAAGCGTTGCGAGCGCATCCAGCATTTCACGGGTTGGCGGCTCCGGTGCGCTCTCCTGCACGACTGCGGGGTGGAGCGCGGCCAGCGCGTTCTGCATGACGCTGGTTTCTTCGGCAAAGCCCATCGCTGCGGGACGTTTGCCGAGTTCCGCATTGCAAAGCACGTAGCCGTCGTGCGCGAGAATGCCGAGCAACTTGTCGGCGCTAACCGGCGGTGCGCTCTCCTGCATCAGGCGCTTGGCTGGCGCGTCCAGCACGTCCGCAATCGCGCGGTGATCAGCGGCCGTCATGTTGAGCGCCACCGTTCGCACGAATGGAGTGCGGGCGCGTGCCGACTCATTCCATCGCTGGTGCAAGGAATAGCCACTTGTCCCCGCCTCAATGGTCTTGATGCCGACGCAGTTCCACGGCGCTACGTCCTGCACCGGATCGTACTCCCACACACTCCCATCGCTCAACGTGACGGTGCGCGGGGTCGGGTCTTGGGCGATCTGCTCGGTCATCGGGTTAGACATGGGCGGTCTCCTTTGGAAGAAGGCGCAAGGCGTCAGCGGTCATGCGTTCGAGTGCCCGCACCGCGCCCGGTCCTTCGGCTTCGGCTGGCTCGCGGAGCAACGGGAGGCCGGAGTCGATCGACGCCATGACTTCCGCGCGCGTGGCCGTTCGCCCTTCGCAAATCCAGATGGTTTCGCGGGGCGCGCCGATGCGAAAGAGGACGCCGGAAGCCACGCGCATCACGCCGTAGTCTTTCGTCACCCACACCAGCGCCACACCGGGATTTCGCTTGAGCCCGACGCCGGCCGAGGGCTGGGTCTCCGCCGGCGTCCCTGCTTCCCGCCGCTGCGCCTTCGGCATCGTGAGGAACGGACAGGTGCGGGCCGCAAACTCGGCACACTCTCGATGCGATGGCGGCTCACTGCTCACACGGTTGACGGCGCACATCGGTCCCACGACGAACGCGAGCCACGCGCCCAGCCGTTCCCCGCAAATCCAGCACCGGCTCTGATTGTGCGCGATAGCGAGCTTCGGCGTGTCGATCACGCGAAAGTCCGGCGTGCCGTCGAACCACGCAACGAACCACGGCACCGGATACCCGCGATGGTCTACCGCCAACTTCGCGATCCGCTCCGGTATCGGGATGCCGAACTCTCGCACCTTGGTTGTCCTCGGCTCGCGCTGCGCGGTCTGGTTAGACATACTCAAATACTCCTGTGAGACGCGGAACTGATCTTTCGTTGGGTGCGGTTGTTAAGCTGACTCAGCGCCAGCGAAGGTCGGGTGCTGGCCTTTCATGTGTCGCGCGAGATTCTCGAACGTCCGCTTACAGCACGGGCAGACCCCGTGCTTGACGCGGTTCTTGATGCGCGTCGTGACGCCACGCGCGGCGGAGGCTCGCCGCTGTTCGCGCGCGGCCAGTTCTCGATTCTGCCGTGCCGATTCCTCGGCCTGTTCCGTCCGATGTTTCTGGCGAGCAAGATCATCTTTCGCGCGCTGGAGTTCCGTCGTGGTGTAGCACTGCTGGTGGCCGTTCGGACACCAGAAATCGCCGCCAATCTCTTGGCGCCGCCGTTGCATCTCCGCAGGCATGCCGAACCGCACGGAGCACTTATAACACGTCACGACGGCAAGGGTGCTGACATCAACTTGTGTACTCACGGGGTCGGCTCCTGAGGGGCCTGTCCGACCGCGCATGCCCCAATCAGCACGCGGACATACTCCTTCAGCAAGCGCGTAGCGAGCGGGCGGTTCGTCTTGCGCCACGCGTCCGCAGCCGCATCCGCAGCCGCATCCGCAGCCGCAGCCGCAACCGCATACGCAACCGCATCCGCAGCCGCAGCCGCATACGCAACCGCAGCCGCATACGCAACCGCATCCGCAGCCGCAACCGCATCCGCAACCGCATCCGCAGCCGCAGCCGCAACCGCATCCGCAACCGCATCCGCAGCCGCATACGCAACCGCAGCCGCATACGCAACCGCATCCGCAGCCGCAACCGCATCCGCAGCCGCAACCGCATACGCAACCGCAACCGCAGCCGCAACCGCATCCGCAGCCGCATACGCAACCGCAGCCGCATACGCAACCGCATCCGCAGCCGCATCCGCGGCCGCATCCGC